CTGTGTAGTGGTTCAATAATCCTGTTACGGAAGTTACAGGTGAAGATGAACCGACAGTTCGAGGAGAACTCCTCAATGAATGCACGCAAGGCAGGTTGTGTCGAGTTAGGATTCAGATAATCTGCTTCGTCAAGAATGACCACCTTCGGCTTGCCCTCAAAGGACACAGTGCTGGCAAAGTCTTTAATCTTCGTGCGAAGAACGTCAATGCCAGACTCCTCGGAGCCATTGATAATAATGTAGTCACATCCTAACTCGTTACACAACGCACGGGCAACCGTCGTTTTACCCGTGCCAGCAGTGCCGCACAAGAGCAAGTTTGATATTTCTCCACGATCCACAAACTGTTGGAACGTATCTAAGAGAGAGGAGGGAAGGATACACTCCTCGAGTTTATGGGGGCGATATTTTTCGACCCAGAGAAATTCATCTTGCTTGCTCATCCGCAGCACTCCTATCCAAGTTTGTCTTCAGAACCGACACCGTCTGAAAGATTCAGCGTCAGTTGTTCACCACCATTATCATAGTCTTCGTCCTTCAAAAAGGCAAGAATATTTTGTGGTGATGATACTTCATACGGATCGTCAGCAATATTATTACCAAAGCCACGCTCAACGAATGACTTTGTAATTTCAAAGTTTTCAACGATTACCGCATAACGCCAAGAGCGATATCCGAAGCCAAGATTATCTTTCTTGACATCCATACCCATGGCAGCTGTAAACAGATTAGAACCATCAGGAATAACCTGCACATGATTCAAACCTTGGTCTTTTGCCCAAGCGTTCATCACGAACGCATCATTTACTGACAGACAAAAAATATTTTCTACACCATGCTCTTGAAACTCTGGGAACAGCTTTTCAAAATCAGGCAATTGAAATGTGGAGCATGTCGGAGTGAATGCTCCAGGAAGTGAGAAGATAATCGACTTCCCACGACCCACGATTTCGTGAGTAGTTTTTTCTTCCCAACGGAAGGGATTGTCACCACCAATGGATTCATCACGCACACGTAGCTGATGCAACACATTGGGGATGCGTCTAGACATAGGAGGCATCATAATTTACCTTAGATTGTTGAGTTAGGTTCAAGAGCCAACCAGTATTTCAGGTCAGCAGCTTTGTTGTCAAGGAACATAAACTTTTTCTGTGACAGGATGACACGATAGTCACCAGCAATCACTTTGAAGTTTTCTACAGCCAGACGACAATCAAACTCTTTGTCAGTCTCACCGATTACTTGACGGAAGGTATTACTACGAGGCGTTGACGGATCGCCAACAGAAAGAGTTACTTTACCATCGCGACCAACGACACTCAATACTGGTGCATTGATAACAGATGCAGCGCGTGTGATATTCACGATCTCATCTTTGGTCAACTCAAACTCATAGAAGGTATCGACTTCGATCGTGCGGTCAGGAGCAGCCACGATAATTGACGGATCGGCATAGAAGTATTCAAACTCTGCGCCACCGCTATTAATCTTCAGGCTCTCATCACCCAAGTCGAGGTCAGGATTTTCAGTAAAGGTCAGCAAACCCAACAGGCTGTTAAGGTCATAGATCGCAAACTCTTTATCAAATGTTTCACCCACGGTTGCGCGGGAGAAAATGTTCTTACCATTACTGATAGTGGCAAGAGTATTACCCTCACGAACCAAAATGTTCGTGTTGATAGTTGCGAAGTTCTTCAGAACTTCAAGTGTTGGTTTTGAGATATTCATAATATAGTCCTCTTTCTTTCACCAATAACCATTTATACAATATTTTGTCAAATATGTCAAGAATAATTTTTCATAATTTCATAAGAAATACTTTTACTTGTGTAATCGGTTCCGACACCCTTATTCATGAGATCTGTTGTAATTTCTTGCTCAAACATATCTGCCGATTCTTGATCATTAAACACACAGTTTGCAGTAACAGTCAATCCTGTAATACCTATTTCAAAATTATATGTGCCATTGTATTTTTCAGCCAATACAGAAAGTTTATTATGATTAGACCCGTCAGTTTCGAATCTATCCAACAAACTTTCTCTGGTCACCAAAATAGTTATAACGTAATCTTTTGTAGACATGATATTAATTTCTCTTCATAGTTGCCATAGTCAACATAAAATGCCCATTGCGGTGTAAACTTATATTCAACTTTATGTTGATACATCTTAGTAGGTATTCCAGGAAATACTGACTTATAATTTTTTCTAGGATTTTTCCATTTATCTAAAAATTTTGTTCGCCACATATTATGTTCATTAACGAAACATAGCAACATTTTATGATTTTGTTTGCTTACATATTCTAAAGTTTTTTGCTGAATTTTTTGTAGTAATTTATGACCTGTAAAAATTCCCTGGTCAGGTGTAACATATAAACGAACTGGGCATACAGCAATGTTTTCGTCACCTTCAAATGGGTAATACCCGCATCCTGCAACATACTCACCATCTCGTTCTAAACAAAAATATCCACCCTTGTCATACACCCTTTGAATGAAGATTTGATTCAACAAAGTTTCGGGGCGATTTTCCCAATCTATAAACTCCATATTTTCTGCTGTCGGATCATCACTAAAGTGAGATGTTTTACAAAAATTTATTAATTTGTCATCTATAGAGTAATCACTTGTTATGCGAATCACTTCATCCATTTAATAATCCCATAATACCCTAAGTCAAACAATCCCAAACGCGCTTGAGTTTGATTTTTATGATGAGTATCATGATACAACTCACCGCCTGACAAAAGCGCAAAAAAGTGTGAGTTTGAGATACCATTAAAATGACCTAATGTATTGATAAGGATGAACGCCACATAAACGTATCCGACTGCAGTAAAATACATAACAGGTGATATCAAACTCATTAGGATTGTAGAACCTAACGCCAACTTCATATAATTATCATTTTGCCAGCGCATTTGTTTGTGTTTTATATCGCGCTTCAAATAAGATGCTTCAGGATTGTTACTCCATACCATTAGTAAATTATTTTTCCATCCAGCTTTGGGTCCATGTGGATCTTTATCTGTATCAGCAAATTTATGGTGCTTTCTGTGAATCGCGACCCAATACATAGCTGGCATTGTCCAGAATGCAGCACCTAGTGTGAGGAAAAAATAATGCATAAAATTATTTGGTTCCCATATTTTGTGTGTCAAAGCACGGTGATAGTAAGCAGATGACACAAACGATGTAGACAGCATACCAATAAATGCGCCTAAGAAATATTCAGTAGTAAATCCCTGGTAAAGTGGATATAACAATAATACTGCTACACCCAACAAGTTTACAAACTGATGAATACCTTGGCGATAATATTTTTTATACAACTTCGATAATGACTGAAGCACATTTTCCTCCGAAACCCAGACTGTTCTTTAAAGCGAATAGCTTTGTGGTTTTAGTGTTTTCTAGATTTACATTATTTAGGTTAGTTGTATCAATATTGTGAGAAGCTGGAATTATTTTATTTCTCAATGCCATTAAAGTATAGATTATTTCAATGATAGATGACGCACCGAGAGTGTGTCCGATTTTAGATTTAAATGACATAATCGGGATGTCGCCGAGGACATTTTTGATAGCACCATACTCAACAACATCGCCTGCTGGTGTTGATGTTGCATGTGCAGATACGAAAGCTAAATCACCATCAAACTTAGCAGAACATTTTTCCATAGTTTTGGTGACACCAGCTGCCGATGGTTCAACAATGTTACCATCTGAGCCATCAGAACCGAGCACAGGTTTATGTATGTATCCGTAAATTTTTGCGCCGCGAGCATATGCTTTATCAGGATCCTCAAGTATGAGACATCCCGCACCTTCACCCATAATAAAACCATCGCGTTTGTCATCAAACGGTTTGGACGTAGTTCCGATAGCACCGAGTTTACTAAAATATGCCATGTCAAAATCATTGACACCACTATCGGCTGCACCACAAATAACATGATCATATTCTTCTGCTAAACTAAATGCATAATGTAATGAAAACAAACTGCTCGCGCATGCTGAATTGAATGATGTAGATCCGCCAGTAAAATTATGCAATATGGGCAACAATCCTGATACATGGTCTTTCAAACATTGCACCATTTTCTTAGGTTTTACTCTTCGACCACCATCACGAATATCATCAACGAAATCCATAATTTCATCATTACCATTTGAAAGTGTTGAAAAGATCGTGAAAGTATTTTCGGTAAGAGGAACATCAATCATGGCTGTTTCTGCAGCATGAAGACCCATTTTGTTTACTTTACTCAAACTGATATAATCAGAGGTGCGCATATTTTCTGGTTTAATTAGATTTTCCGTGTCAGCTGTAAACTTACCATCGACTGCTGCGGTATATGAATCGCTGATATAATTAGCGAAACATTGATCAGGATTTTTACCCAGATTGTCGATTAGACCGATACCTGTTATAGCAAGTTTATTCATCATCGCCATACTCTGCCATCATTGCCTTTAGATTACTGATCATAGTTTTTTCGGATAATGATTTCATCACTGCACCATCATCAGTAAAGTCATACATATAGATAAAGTCTTCTACTTTCGTATCAATCTCATGGACGCGGAACAGTTTTTTAGATTGTAAAAAATAAAGTAGATCTTCTGCGATATCCAAACTTTCACTGTAACGATGCTTAGCAGCGACACGATTATACAGAATCATTCTATTGAATGGTTCACCATTAAATGTTTTAGATTGGATAAAATTTCTGTATGAAATATAATACAACTGTTCATCTTCAGTCCATTGGCTGGCATGCCTAATAACTTTTGGCAGCAGTTCGATTTGATTCAATGGAATAATTTTACCACTAGGTCTAATGGCATGACCGCCGACCAAACAGCCAATATCAAATTTATTATTTTCGATCTCATAATGTAATCTTGATATACAACCATCTGAGATGTAATCATCACCATCGATCTGCATCAACCAATCAGCATCAGTGCCCAGGAAATGTTCTAGCACTGAATTTTTACCACGCCCTGGAGTGCCGTTCGATTCGGTGACTCTTACAGGGAATCCGTGATCAAATGCGATCTGGCAAGCCTGAGAAATGTAGTCGGTGTCCGTTGTATTAATAACGACAATCCGCTCATGAGGAGAGGAGTTAGAGTTCACGGATTTAAGACACCGTGCTAACTTCTCAGGCTTACCGCTGGTCAAAACAGCGACCAGTAACTTAGTCATCGCTATGCTCCAGATCGTGAACATGTAGAGCGATGAGCGCATAATGAAGAACCTTTAGCAAATCCGCACGGTTCTTACCTGCTTTCTTACCATAGCGTTGAGTATATTTCAAAATGTTGCCGAGGCAAAAACCTTCGCCGTGACCAGCATCGATGATAAACTCAGTTGCCTGATATTTGTTTTGAGAGTAATGCTCATTGTATGTGGCATCAACATAATTTTGAAGGTCAGCCAAAAGCTGACCCTCATTGTATTTGTAATCAATCAATCCGTATTCTTCCTTAGACATCTTCATTGTTTGCGACATCAGTTTCCTCATTCATTTCAACGCCAGCGTCAACCTTAGTATATAGGTCGAGGAATGCCTGACGAGTATCTTCATCAAAACGATTTACGCACATCTCAATGGACTTGAGGCGATTATCGAACATCGCATAGGCATTGACGATATGCTCAAGACGACGAGTAGAGATAAGGTCATCAATCGCACCTTCGTTGAAAGTTTTACGGATGACATCAGCCCAGCGAACCAGCTTCTCAGCGAAGTCCTCATCGACTTTACCAACTTTGCTCATCTTACCGAGGACAATCTTTTTTTCCTGGGCTTCGCTAGGATACTGTTGTTCAATAGTCACAGCAAAACGCTCAAGGAATGCCTCGTCAAGGATCTGAGCAGAGATAAACTTACCATCGTCAGAACCGCGACCTTTAGTATTAGCGGTGGCGATGATATTGAAACCAGCAGCAGGTGTAATCACCTCGCCAGTTTTTTTGTTGAAGTATGGCTTGCCCTCAAGGATAGCTTGCAAGCACATCAGCTTGTTAGAGCCACGGTCAAGTTCGTCAAGAATCAGAACCGCACCACGTTTCATCGCAGTCAGAACTGGACCTTCACGATAAACCACGTTGCCATCAACCAGTGTGTTACCACCAATCAAATCATCTTCATCAGTTTCTACTGAGATGTTGACACGGATAGCTTCGCGCTTGGCTTTCGCGCAAACCTGCTCAACCATCGTGGTCTTACCATTGCCTGAAAGACCAGAGATAAATGTCGGATAGAACAAACCAGAGCGGACAATCTTGTTCAGGTCAGCGTGAAAGCCAAACGGAACATAGGTCGCATCAACGACAGGGATAAGATTGTCAACTTCAACGTTGAGTTTAGCTTGAGTCACAACTTTAGCATCCTGAACAGGCTGCGGATTAGAAGCGACAACTTTTAAACCAGCAGCATCTACTGCATATTTATTGTAGCCAACTTTGTTTTCGCGGATAAACCAGTGCGGAAACTTGATACCTTTCTCTTCCACAATGGCATGAATTTGTTTTGAAGTCAGAAACTCAGTATCAAGTTCTTTAGCAGCTTCAAGAAACACATTACGATCAGTCATAGCAAACTCCTCTTCTCTCACTATACATATAGAATACTATATTTTTACATAAATGTCAAGCTATTTTTTCAATAAAATTCGTCAAAAATTTCCGTGACTTAGACTTAGATCCCTGAAACTTCTTGAATCCACGAACGAAGTCACCCTTCTTATCACCAGTAACTTTAAGTTCTTCAACGTCACCAAGATCTTTGGCACGAACAACATAAGCAGTCGGGAAGCCATTCAAACCATCAACCTGAAGGAAACCTTCTTTCAGGAAGTCGCGTTTATAGACCTCTTCAAACTTACGCTCAGCTTCCCAGCCATGCAGATTTACATACTGATAACGCAGATCGCTTTTAGTTGGGTTGTCAAGATAATAGTTGATGGTGCGCGAACCAGTAGTTTTGTCATAGTGTTTGATCAACGCATTACAAACAATATCAGAGAACCGCATACCATAGAACTTGTTACTGTGACCAGCCGATGTGGTAATACCATTCTCAGTGATAACCACGCCTTCATTGCGGAAGTGTGTTCCGCGGCGACCAGGAACTTCGATGTCACCAGTATTACCGCCATCGGTTAGGAACAATGTATTCAGAACATCGATTTTATTTTCATTACGGAAGTCAATAGCACGGTCGCGAAGGAGCATAATAGTTTCGGCGAGCGGAGTGCCACCTAACCAGAACTGCTGCGGCAAATTACGTTGCCAAGCAAAGGGAAGGTTTTCTTCATAACGATGTTTGTTATCAGTGTGACAAGCACCCATAGCGAGCATGTTGCGAACAGCTTGCTTATACTTCGGTGTCGACATGTCAGAACTGAACAGTTTCATGACACACAATTCTTGATCATCAATTTTAAGATCGTCATCACGTTGATTAGCAACCAAGTGCCTGACTGCATCCATCGCACGGAAATTAGTGAATGAATAAACTTCGAACGGAATGTTTACTTTTTTACAGAAGGCAACTTGAATCAGCAGCTGCTCGATAGTCGCTTGAATTTTGTCAGTCATAGAACCAGAAAAGTCAATGACCATCAGCATACCATGGTTTTTACCATCAGGCAAAACTGTATTCGATAGGAATACATCTTCAGTCAGCTTAGTTGCCCATAGTTTGTTCATGTTCAGATCGCCAGTTTTATGCTCGCGAGCCTTAGCAAACTGAGCAGCTTTACGCTTGGCTTCAAACTGTTGAACCATCATGTTGATGTAAGCACGATTCTTCAGATTAAAGTTATTTTGAAGTTCGTCAACAGCAGTTTCATAATCTACATCAACATCGATCCAGCAATTAACGAATTCTGAACCTTCGTTTTTAACTTTACGCTGAAACTGAATAGGTTCCCACTTTGCCCACGGATCCATAAGGATCCACTTTTTATAGTCAAGCTTCGGGAACTTACCATAGTGATACTCAGGAGCATGTTCCTGAACCAGCTGCCCTTCAGCTTTACGATAGTTGATATCGGTGATAGAGGCAGGTTCGAAGTCATCCCCATCTTTTTCTTCTGTATTATCAGAGGCGACAGTTTCTTCTGTTTCTTCTTCGCTGGTTTCGTCACCAACTTCTTCAGAATTACTGTCGCCATCGGTGCTTTCTTTTTCTTCACCGTTAGTAGTATCTTCGTCGCCTTCTTCAGTATCAGTATCCTCACCGACTTCGCCTTGATGAGCAGCTTGAATATCGTCAGCCATATCAGACATAGCATCTTCGAACTTTGACAGTTCGTAAAGTTCGGTAGCAACTGCGACAACATCTTCCCATGTTTCACAGGCAGCAACTTTGTCAACATAAACCAGTTCTTCAGCTGAGAAATCAACAGCAGCAAACATACCTACTTTGAAGTGCAGGTTGATGCGGTCGATGAGCGGATACTCATTGATGTCACGGTCAAGACCAAAGAAGTCCATCTCGTAAAGTTCGCGATAACCTTTAAAGAAATTTTTGACAAGTCCAGGATAGCGACGCTTGATGTCAGCCTCGATACGAGCATCCTCGACAATGTTAAGAAAGGATTTGAACCCACGACCCTTAGCACTAGCAGCATCATGCCAGCCAGCCAGCGGTGTATTCAGTGCATGACTGACCTCATGACCGATAAGCAGGTCATAGAGGTCAGATGACATTTCTTTGAATACAGGGAGAACGACCTTGCGTTCTTTCAGATCGAAATAAGCAGTCCGAACATTTTTATGCTCGACCGAAACATTTTCGGTGGCAAGCAATTTAGCCAGAATAGATTTATTACCGATATTCATACTTAACTCCTCAACTCTACATATAGAATACTATATTGGAACAGAAATGTCAAGCACTTTTTTTACTTTTTATCGTAAATTTTCAAAATATCTCGTAATTGCCGTGATTTTTTCTATTTGACGGTCAATAATTGCCGTTCTGTTTGGCCATTTGATGATATCTTTCTCAGGATTCTTCTTGAGATTCAGTAGCAAAGGCATAATCAGATCTTCTACATCTCGCAGTTTACCAGCCACATCGGACTCTACAAGTTGCCTATGGTCGTTAATCATCTCAGAATTATCAACTGAGATAATACGAGCCTCCAGCCTATCAAGTTTATCCATGATAGCATCCATCTGATCAGAAGAAACCTCAGCTTGAACAGGTGCTGCTGGGGATGATGATACCTCGATATCATCCTCATCAACCATCGTAAACCCAAAATCAAAATCGTCAGACATTATCTGCCTCCAGTCTTTTGCGTATGTCAGCGCGAATATTCTTAGTCACTTTCTTTTTCTGCGCTTTAATAGCACGGTCAAGTTTCATCTTCGACACACGTTGTGTGAAATTTTGACCCAACATATGATCATACTCATGAAGGACAACTCGAGCGGCAAGGTCTAGAAACTCTTCTACGACCTCATCGCCTTGCTCATTCTGATATTTCAAAGTGCACTTTGTCGGGCGTTTAACCATAAGGAAAACTCCAGGGAGTGACAAGCACCCCTCTTTCATTGAAACTTGCTCATCCCCGATACCAATCAAAACAGGGTTGGCAATATATCTTTTCAATGAATCTTCAGCACCGAATACAAAAAACTTCATATCAAGTCCAACCTGATTGGCTGACAATCCGATACCGCCGAGTTCTTCCATACGTGCAAACAAAGCCTCGCCGACTTCGGTTGCATTATATTTATCAAAATCAAATAAGGCAGGTTCCCGTTTCAGCGATTCATCACTGATAGGAAGCAGTTCCATTTTACCTAAATCCATTATACCATCACCGAGTAGTTTTGTTTCTTTTCAAATTTAATCAGCGATCTAAACTTGTCGAACAGTTGATCACCTTTATGCGAGATTACGAATACATGCGTATCCTCACCGATTGTATTTAGTAGAGTCATAACATAATCTGTGCCATTGTTGTCAAGCGAGCTGTCAAACACCTCATCTAGAATGAGTAGATTAGTGCTAGCACTGTTTTTCATTTTAGCAATCGTGCGCCATGTAAACAGCAAGGCAAGGTCGATACGTTGCTTCTCACCCTCACTAAAACTGGCATACGAAAACTTGTCGCGACCACGTGACTTGATAGTTTCATTAAACTTCTCATCGAGATTGAAGTTCACAAAGAAGTCCATGGCTGCCAGATATTTGTTTACCAGGGAATTAATGGCTGGCAAATACTGTTTAATGATACGAGTCTTAATACCACTGTCTTTCAACAGGGCAGAAACTGCATTCATGTAATGCGCTTCTTCTTTCTTATCAGTGCGCAATTTATTTGCAGTCGTTACTTCTTTGGCGAGCGACTTGAGTTTGTCTTGCTCGGCTTCGATATCAGCCACCCTGCTTCTTGCATCGCCCAACTCTGCATGTAAGCGTTGAAGATATCTTTGGCTCGTGGCAATTTCATTGTTCGTAGCGATGAGTTCAGCTTGAACATCTGTATATTCCTTAATCAAATCATCAAGTTCAGCAAACTCACTGTCTAGTTTACTCTCAGCGTCTCGGATCTCTTCAATCTTTTCAAGACGTTCTTGTTTAATTTCTTCTTTGAAGTCATGAGGAATACCCTGCTTACATGTAGGGCAATCATCATTATGCTCATAGAAAGATATTTCTTTTTCGACCTTATTTATTTGCGTTTCGAATCTGTCTCTGAATTTTTCGAGCTTGCGTCTTTTTTCTTCGGGGTCACCCAGTTCCTTCGCCTGTTCTGACTTTGCCGCAGCTGTTTGTTGGAGTTCCGCAATCGTTGTGTCCAACTCATTAATATTCCCCTCGATCTCTGTAATCTTTTCAGCTTTATTATTTTCCAGAGTCTCAATGTAATTCTTTTGAATCTCTGCTTTTTGTCTAGCCACTTCAACTTTACCCTCGATATCGCGGATGTCATGTTGAAGGGCAACCTGTTGGTCTTTGAGCAGACCATTCATGGTTGTAAAGATTTGAATGTCCAGAATATCCTCGATAACCTCGCGACGAATATGAGCAGGAAGCTGCATAAACGGCGTGAAGGACGCGCTACCGAGGATAACGATCTGGGTGAAAGATTTGTAGTTTAGGTTTAGGATAGATTCTTCTAGATACTTTTGTTGATCACGCATAGCTGCAGCCTGATCAAGAATCTCACCGTTCTTATAGATCTCAAAGAAGTATGGCTTCATACCACGGCGAACCATATACTCATGAGTGCCGATACGAAACTCAACCTGAACCTCGCATCCCTTCTCATTTACTGTGTTTATCAGCTGCGGTTTGTTGATGTTTCGGAATGGTTTGTTGAATAAGCCAAAGCAAAGTGCATCTAGGAAAGTAGATTTGCCTGCACCATTCTCACCGATTACCAGTGTATTAGGAGAGCGTGTAAACTCAATCTCTGAAAAAGCATTGCCTGTTGACAGAAAGTTTTTCCAGCGTAGTTTTTGAAAATAAATCACAGGTTTCTTGCCTCTACATAAAGGGTCTTGACCACATTTTTCAACCTATCTCTATCAAGGTCGGTGTGAATATTATCGATATAGTCATCGAGCAGTGTCATAGTATCTTCTAGGTCGAGGTTGTCAGCATCAATGGCGTCATCCTCAAACTCTGAGAAGTCTTCGATAATTTTTAGTTCGGTAAGATTACAACTTTCAAGTTTGTCGATAAGTTTATCGAACAGAGCGAAGTCTTTTTTATTAACGACTACAACTTTTACACATCCATTCTGAACAGTATCATAGTCAAAAGAATCAAGGAATGTTCTAAAAGTATCTGATGTGTCGTCATAAAAGAATTTATGAAAAATGTTAAATGGGTTGGGGATGAATTCAAGTTCATCAGTTTCTGTATCATAGATATGAAATCCTCTAGGGTCATCAAAGTCAGACCAAGTAATCTCATAAGGATTGCCGAGGTAAGTAATATTGCCGCGAGAACTGCGATGGTGAAAATGACCAGAGCAAACAAGATCGAATTTATTAAAGACAGCTGGATCCATCCCATGAGGATTGTCATACCCTTTATACATCGTGAACCCAGCGAACTCAAAGTGTCCGAAACAAACTGTAGCATCAGTATTCTTTACAGCCTCCATAGATTGAACATAATTATCTGAACAGATCCAAGGCATAAACAAAATTTTCTTGGGGTCAAGGGCATTACCGAATGTCAGTTCAGTCACTTCGGGATACACTGTAATGTTGTCATAATCTGTGAGCAACAGTTCAGGTGAATTTACTTCATTTGTATTTTTGTAATATGTGTCATGATTACCAGGAATCATGTGCATGTCAATGTCAAGTTCTTCAGCCTTGTCAAAGAAATATCGTTTACACTTTTTCAGTGTATGAAAATTGATAAATTTACGCCGATCGAAAATATCACCAAGGTGAACAACAGTTTTAATCTGTCTCTCTTCAAGTGTAGGGAAGAAAGATTCAGTATAAAACTTTTCAAAAAATGCGTCGAATGAAAGTGAGTCTGACCTTGCACCAAAGTGCGTGTCAGTGATTAGTGCTATCTTCATTACGAATATCCGTTGCAGAAATCGCTTCGATCTCTTCTCCTAAATGTTCCTGTTCAATTATATATCCAACATCGCGACCATAAGTCACGTGTGTGATATTCGCCGAGCGCGATAGTTCAAACTCAACTCCATAACTATATCCCTCTGCTTCCAAAGAGTCAATAATATTCTTTGACACAGTCTTCCAGTCATAAGGATTATTATCGTCCTTAGGCATACGCCTTACTGTGATGAGGACTTGACCAGTTTTTTGAATGGCTCTTTTAAATAGTTCCGTATGCCCTCTATGCCACGGTTGGTATCTTCCAAGGAGGAGTGTAGTTGGTTTAGTCCAATCCATTTTGTAATCCTAATGTCATATTCGCCTCGTTTGGGTCTTTCATACATTTTATTTGTATCCTCAAATCGACCTTCCTTAATTGTATCCATCCATATTACAAAGTGTGGGTCGCAAATACTTCTCGTTTGAACAGTCGGCGCGATGAAGTCTAAGATACCCCATTGTTCGCGCATATACAATGCTTGCTCGATACGACCACCTCTAGTAAAGTCCCAGTTGCCAGTGTATTGACGAACAACGTCAGCATTATGCCATGGCAGATGAAAATGATATGATAACTCTCTAGCAAGAGTAGTCTTACCAGATCCTGGAAGTCCCATTATGAGAATTTTCAAAACTTAATATCTTCTTGTTTCAGGAATTCTACAACCCACTCAGCGATACCTTCAGCTGTTCGGTTGGTTGGTCCAAGCACCCAGTTGTTTCCAGGAGTAAACATTCTGGCGTGACCTTTTAGATGTTGGCTAAGTTTATCTACAAAC